AATAAATTATTACGCTGAACAACTCGCATTAAATAGTTTTTTTGAAAATTACGAATCTATTGCAGCACGCTTATCTGTTGATCTCATCCATAATTTTGAATCATTGTTATCGATCAAAGGTACTGGTGCTGCATCACCCTGGTTATCTGAGAATTTTAATAGGGCGGATGAATTGTTGAGCGCATCCAATGGGTGGGTATTAAAAAACTGCACAATATCAGTGGTCAACAATAGGGCCGTGCTTACCATTAATCCCAACGCATCTTCAGCGGTCGCAACTAATTCTACCGGGGTAAACTCTCCTGATTATTATGTTGAGTCTGTGATCAACTTGCCCGCAACTGTATCGGATATTATGGGAATCGGCGGTCGGCGCGTTAATTTTGGTGCATTGGATAGCGATTATTACGCTGCATCGCTGGACAAAAATAGCCAAACGGCGGCATTGTACAAAAGGGTATCGGGAGTTTACACATTGCTTGGCACCTGGGTTATGTCTCCACCAGGGCCTGCGGATGCGGTGGATTATACTCTGCGCCTAACAATGTCGGGCTCTACGATTTCAGTCGACATAAACGGTGTCACGCGAATAAGCGTGACAGACACCTCACTAACTGCACAAGGCGAGTATTGCTTAACGGCTTTTTCTGGAAATACTGCTACCACTACGATCTGGGATGATTTTGTAGCGAGCCCACTTACGGGAACATCACCAAACAACATTACTGTACCGTATTGCGCAGATATCGGCGTGTCAGCAAGTCCAGTGCTATCGTATACCGCGCTGATGGCAATATCCAGAGACGCACTGTTTGATTACGATGCTAAATCACCGATACAGACCACCATGATCGTTAGTTATGATGCCGCGCAATCGATAGAGGCGTTGCCGTCGGCCAGCTATGAGGCTTTACTTGGTGTGCTGACAAATGTAATTGTGAACTTTGAATCATTGAATGGTGTAACAACAACCACGGTATCGAACGATTTTATTATTAGCATCACAGCAGAGGCATCAATCATTGTTACATTTTTGCCGGTTTACTCCGTACATCAAATAATTTCAGTTTCCACATTAACGGATTATGAAACAAAATCCGCCGCACTTATTAACGTTACCATGAGTAACGAGTCCTCGGCGGCACTGTCCAATAGCGCTATCGTGAGTAACGAAGCGGCTCAAGCGATCACTTTGAGCGCCGTAGAGAATTATGAATCAGTATCATTAATATTCTTGGACAAGATACTCAACTTTGAGTCCCTGGGTGTAATAGAAGTACCTGTTTCAAAGGATTTTATTATAGCCATGGAGTCGCTGGGTACAGCTATCAACGCGATGACCATAGACTTTTCGTCAGTCTCTAATGTGCAAATATCGTCGTCATTATCGTTTGAGGCCAAGGCGACCATTCAGTTATCAAAAACGGGAGACTATGAATCGTTATCATCGGTTGCGGCGATAGGATCGTTGCCTTTTGAGGTCTTACAGGCCATATCGTTTTTAACAAACGTGCCCTACGAGGCCCTGCTGGGAAGCAATGTTGTTGTGGTATTCAATCTCGTTGCGAAAACCGCATCCTTTACGCTGTCGCTTAACCGATCTATTTCAGTAAAAAAATCAGTAACAGGTACGCTGACGTTCAAAAATAAAGTTGATAAAACATCCAGTTTCCACTAAAACATCCATAGAGGTAAAAAACTATGCCAATTATTGCAAGTGAACTACAAGCACGCCAAGCCGCGAACATGCCGGAAACAGATGCCGCGTTATGTGGCGGTGCCATTCTAACCACGGGAATCGTTGAACTAACCCAGCTCGCGGTTAACGATACGATCCGCGTATCATCTAGTGCGGCTGGCGACACCACGCAAACGGTAACAATTGACGGTCGTCTTGCATCAGGTGTGCGCACAACTGAGGTGTTGACATTAAACGGCACAACAGTCGTATCTGGTGCCGTGACATTCGAACGCATACTCAAGCTAACGCTGTCTGCAGCCGCCGCCGGTATCGTAACCGTTGCGCGAAACACCACGCCATTTACGACAATTGTGGCTGTGCCCATTGGTATCACCAGCGTTGTTACCCTGTTTATTGATTCGGCCTCGGATGTTGCTCAGGTCGTACGCTATATGAAAATGTTCATGCGCAACACCAATGCAACGCTCGCACTGACCACGGCGGTCACTCGATTAACCACAGATCCGGCCACATCCATACGGATCGCCAATGCGGCGGCAAAAGGTGATGCAACGACAATTGCAAATCGTTTGGCCGCGCCTGCTGGCGTTACCTTTGTTGACGATGGTATTGATCAGGCGGTGCCCACCGGAAATTTAGGCGCAGCAGAGAATATTGGCGTGTGGATCGAGATGACACGAGGCGCAAGTGCTGCGGCTATTAAATCCACATTTACGGTGCGTTTAGCCGGTAACACTGTCTAAAAAAAAGAGGAATTTTCAAATGAAATGCAAAGGCAAAGTGATCAAAACAACAGAAACAGAAACGATCCGAGAGGGTTGCGGTTTTGATATGACTGAGGTCATTGCGGCAATACCAGATGATGGTGACGTGTATGAGTATGAGTGTCCAGAGTGCGGCAATACCGGTACAGTACGCAAGACACCAACTGAATGACATGCACGTTTGATTTTGTTGTTGATGATAATTTCGTTCTGGCGGTGACTTGCCAGGACGCAGTAGGTGCGGCCATTGATCTCACTGGCGCGGTTGTGTCTTTACAGTGGTTGTCCAGCGCTGGGATACCAGTTACTCGGACAAACATTACTTACGTTGATCGCCCAGCGGGAAAAATATCGTATGAATTTCAGATTGGCGAGTCATATAGTCCAGAGATGGAGATCGACATTGTGATTGTCAGTGGTGGAAAAACATTTACTAACACATGCCCCTTGGTGATCAAGGGGCGGAAACAGGTGGCGTAATGACGAGTCTTGAGAAGATGCTTATCAAACAAGAAGCCTTACGACTGCGGACATATCGTTGCACGGCGGGAAAATTAACTATTGGTATCGGGCACAATCTTGATGCAAACCCACTGCCAGGCTTTTACGAGGATATGCCACCGATAACAAATGAAGTGGCCATGAAAATATTGGCTGATGATATCGATGCATGTAGACAGGAGTGCGTTAAGACGTTTCTTTTCTTTAACAGCCTGGATTCAGTTCGTCAAGACGCATTGATCAATCTGTGTTTCAACATGGGTATGCATGTGTTGTTGCAGTTCAAAAATACCCTGAAAGCAATTGCCGATCATCGCTGGGAAGATGCGGATAAAGGCCTTGAATCTTCTCTGTGGGCCAAGCAGGTTGGGAAAACCCGATCCGGCGAAATCCGGCATATGATTTTGACCGGAACATATCCGTGAGAAATCATGTCCTTGTTTTTATCGGCGTGGCCATCGCTTTTGTAATTGTGGTGATCGGTTGTTCCGTGTTTCACGTTCATTAACTAGAGAGGTCACTTATGAAAAAGTTTATCGCATCACTGTTTTTATTACTTATTATCCCTGTTACATTTGCTGCATCAGTGTATAAAACACCGCGATTTATTGTTACCTACACGGACGACGGAACCACCTTCCGGGCGATTAATTTTATCGGAATCGGTGTGCTTTCTCCGGTGTATGTCGATACAACTCGCACATTTACAGTTAACATAATCAATAAGCGTATCTCAAACTTTAAGCCCAATATTATGGTTAACGTCCGGCATCAGCATGCGAATATTGGTGGGGATGGCGGCCTGATATATATAGAATATCATGATTCCCCTGATTTCGCGGTTGTATCAGGCTGCGATGGGATATTGCCGATTGGTGCAACGTGCTCAATTACAGTAACGTTTACACCAGTTAAGCCGGAGACATATGACGGCAGTATCCAATCAACACAGACGGAGTCGTTACGATTGTATGACGGCTATTTTTCTATAGAGGAATTTACATTAACTGGTTGGCAGAGGTGAATCTATGGACATAATTATAGTACTCGCAGCACTGGGCATTCTGGGTTACGTTCTGTACACGATGTTTTTCAAAAAGGCTAAGACTCAGATCGTTGATTCAAAAAAAGAGACTGAAATAAAAACGCCTGAGCGTGATCACGCTAATGAGCGTGATCAAAAAGAGGTACAGGAACCAAAGAAACGGGCCGACGAAGACAAACGTCGCGAACAAAAAGAGGATGACCACTAATGTTTGAATTTATCGCAAACATATTCAAGGGCGGCTTTGTCAAAGACGCTGGTGACGCGATTGACAAAATCGTGACCTCCGATGAGGAGCGGCTAACTCTGAAGAACGAATTAGCAAAAATCACAACCATGCACGAGGAGAAAATGCAGGAGTTCGCCGGGAAATACGAAACGGAACTCACTGAACGTCACAAATCAGATATGCAGTCTGATAATCAACTGGCAAAAAACATCCGGCCAGCGTCACTTATCTTTCTGTTGGTGGTTGTGTGTATCCTGGCAGTGACCGATGGCAACCTCGGAGAGATGGCGATAAAAGAAAGTTACATTGACTTGTTTGCCTCTCTACTGATGGTTGCATTCGGTTTTTATTTTGGCGGGCGCAGTCTTGAAAAAATATCAGCGCTGATCGCCGGGAAAGGAAAACAATGAAAGTATTATTTTTGACGTGCGCTTTATTGGTGACCTTATCCGCACAAGCCGGGCCGCTGGATGAAACGCGGTGTTGCGTTGATATAGTACGTAATGCTGATGGGACGATTCACCGCCGCGCCGATGTGTTACGCGCCTTTCGCAAGCGCTGGCCGTGCCCATCAACCGGCCTGACAACTGGGGCATGCCCTGATTGGGCAATGGATCACATCGTTAGTCTCGCGTGCGGCGGAAAAGACGAGGTATCAAATTTGCAGTGGTTACCCAACTCAATTAAGTCCGGCAAGGATGCCGATAATAAAGACCGGTGGGAGCGCCGCGTTTATTGCCAATAATAAGACGCCTAATTCAAAACGTCCGCCAATTCGGGCCTTTGTACCCGTACCAGACCTAACTCAGGTTGGTAGCCAGGGTGTCCCAGCCACAATTAACATGATCAATCCCCGCATGGTGACACTCTCGCTCAATCGCCACCTGCCGACAATAATCTCTAACAATTTTTGGCGTCTCTGATTTTCCGGTCAACCATTCGTAAATACGGTTTGATCGTATTGCCATCCCAGTTGCCTGCTCCAGCTCGCGCCTGGCGCTGGCCAGAGTGTGCCCAGGAATACCCAGCATCAGATCGCAATAACTGCGCAGTGCTGACGCTGGGTATTTTTTCAGTCGCTGGTTAATTTTTAATTTCATTTTGGCGATTAACAAAAATGTAATTTTCTAACCATACAGACTGTTGTTCGTCAACGCCTTTTGTTGCACCGTGGCAATTTTCAACATTGCCGTGCCGATCTAGCACAATTAACGGGTCAAAAGTGTCTGGCCAGCCGAATTCCTCTCGTGCGGCCTTGATCGCCGCCAATAGCGCAGGTGGCCGACTATCATAGTTATCGTCGTCCGCGATTGATCGCATTGGTTTTGCCATGATGCTGATACTCCTAAGATTCCGAGACTCTCACCGTCTGGATGGTGCCTCGCCTGGTACCCGGCGGGGTGGGTTGTTGCTTGGTACGCTTATAATATAGTCCAGACGGCGGCCTATTGTCAAGTGCAATACTGATATTTTGTCATCCAATATCGCATCTAACGACGTTATAACCCATTGATAAATAAGGCAACAAACTATATGCCATATTTGACGAAAAAAGAGATAAATATTTGATATTATTGATTTACCGTACAGATTCGTAATCAGTAGGTCATCGGTTCGATTCCGGTCTCCAGCACCAGATACCTAAGCGTTTAGCCGTAGTATTCACTCACTTCACACCTCTTTTACTCATGTCATTCAGCGTACAAGAGAACGATTTAACAACCAACTTATCGTCTTCAATATAAAACCTCAGTGGACAATTAATATTGTGTTTGGCTTTCATAATGTCGATTGCTTGCTGATCTGGTTTTTTTGCATCACCCATTAAAAAACCAAGAAATAAACAAGAAACGACTAAGGCTATATTGGTAAGTAATTTTTTCATTGCTGCTTAACCTCTTGTTGTGGTAATTGCTTAACATCAATCCACGTATACTCGTCACCGTCGATATCAACTAATTCCAACACCTCACCAGCAATCACAATCTGTTTGCCGATGTGCCAAGTCTTTGGGCATGTGTTGCGCTTTATAACTTTAATTGTCATGAGCCCAGTCGTCCTATGAGTTTGTCCTTTAATTCTTCTAGCCGAAGTTCAAGTTCTTTATTTTTCTTTTTTATTTTTTTCGAGTCAATCAACACCCATGCACATAGGATCAGTATCAGATGCATCGGCCATATTAAAAACAGAACGAAAAACTGCATAATAAAGAAAATAATGGCGTAGAAAAATCTTCCGGCAAACAAAAGTCCCAGAAATGGAAACGGAATAGCCAGCAGATAGGTCATACGATCAATTCCTTTTCACAGTCCATCCACGCTTGTTGGACGGCCTGGAATTGATGATCACTTCCGCCCCTGTCTGGATGCGCCGCTGATCGAGCAAGATAATATGCTTTGATCGCAGCATTCAGGTCGTGACCATAATATGCAAGCACCTCGCGCCACGGCTTACCTGTCGGCGACGGCAACGCAACAAACCCAGTGAAAGCACGATCTAATATCTCACCGCCTCCCCATCGCTTTATTCCGCGCATAGCATCCAGCGTCATGGCGATGGCATAAATGTTTTCTTCCACCCGCGCATATTTATCCACGGCAATCACTTTGCGATCATTGTCCGGGCTTTTGTGCCACCATACAGACACACCAGTATCTTGTGGTTGCGGTTGGTTAGAGTAGGGCAGTCCATCTATTCGCAATCTTAAATCGGTTGATATAATAATATTGTAATCATTAATACCCATTTGCCCAAGCTGATGCAGCACATCAGCCACGCATGCGGATATTGATTTACTTTTAAAACGGCTGCGATCTCGTGTTTTCGTTCGCGCCCAGCCTTCTGGCCACGTCAGCGGATAACTGGATATTGATTTTTCATTCACCGATTACGCCCTCTTCAATTGCAATCAAAAATAACTTCGAGCCAGGAATCGCTATTTTCGCCAGCTCTTCGCGATCCTTGTGCTCGATCCGCACCATGGTATTAATTCCTTTTTTGCTCGTTCGCGTCTGCACCACCGTTACAGCAACCGCGTTTTTGAACAACTGATCTCGATGCCATGCTGCTTTGCATGTGCGCGAGTGAAACACATGACCGTCATTAACCGGTGTGAACTCGGTACTGCATGGCGTGTATTTACAGAGCATGATCCAACACCTCTTTGTAGTGCGGGTATATTTTATTGCTGACGTTATAGATCGTTGATCGATTGATTCCATACTGTTCCGCAATGGCTCCCGCATTGTGACGTTTTGTATCACGATTACCAGACGCGACAAGCAGTGTATGATTCTTCTTGAGCTGAAGAATTTCTCTAATATCCGCGTCTGATAATTTTCTGTACATTTTATCTATCCTGTTAATTAATTTTTGTAACGCTCAAACTTTTTGGTTCTCTCTGGCGCATTGGCTCGCTCACTTATTGTGGTTCTCTCGCTTTTAATGGCTCGCTCTTGAGCTATGGTTCTCTCTGGACAGTGGCTCGCTCACTTATTGTGGTTCTCTCGCTTTTAATGGCTCGCTCTTGAGCTATGGTTCTCTCTGGACAGTGGCTCGCTCAGTGGTACTGGTTCTCTCAGGTGGTATGGCTCGCTCGACCTTCCTGGTTCTCTCGGCATTTATGGCTAAATTTTGTGTGCATGCCCCAATATTGCAATTGGATACGGTAACGGTGGTGGCCCATCAAAGTGACCCTCAAACGCTTTTTCATGGTAGTGTGCTAAAAAAAGCTTAACCGCCCACCGTTTTGCGCGCATATGGATATGTCCGTCAGGCAATTTACCTTCCTCGTACCTGGCTTTTTGTGCGTGCGTAGGCCGCGCCTTTAAAACAGCGGCGGCCTGTTCCGCATATTCGCCATTTTCATTTTTTTGTTTTTCATATTCTTTGCGTTTTAAATACAACTTTCCATAAATATCATTGTCGTTGCCCGACACTTTTACAAATGATTCACCGATTTTCCAGCACAATGTTTTCAATGATGCGTTGTGCGGACGTTTTTCACCCTTCCCCCATTTTGATGTCGGGTCAAGTCCCGCAAACCGCCAGATGTGGCCGACCGTTGGCGCTTTGGTGATATCAATGTGAGCAAGCAAGCCAGAACAAATAACTGGCCCGATACCAACGATTGATCGCGCCCAGCGGCCCAGCTCGGATGCATTGCTGTATTTATCTAGCGCACGTTTGACCTGATCTTCTAGCGTCGTCGATTGATCAGACAGCCAGTCCAGCACAGCATGTTGTTCTTTGCTTTCCGACATTGATCGTATTTGCCCGTCTGTGCGGATACGTTGTTCCTGCATCATGTAGTAAGCATCCACCAAAAAACGTGCCTCATCCCGCGTCAGCGGGTTATCGCTGAGTATGGTTTTTAACACATCTTTGTTCAGTTTCTTTATTGGCTCAAACGTGTCACTTGGTTCTAAAATATCGCTCATTGTGTCGTCCTTTAGGTTAACTATTTGTATGTGAAAATATAGATACCGCGCTTATATTAAAACGGTATATCGTCATCAAAAACAGCCTCACCTTGATATCCAGAATCATAATCACGCTCTCCTTCCTTCGCTGGTTTGCCTTGTTGTGGTGTTTGTTCATTCTGCGCACTCGGTTTACCCGTGCCACCACTCAGCATTTGCATCTCATTGCCAACGATCTCGGTGGTGTAACGATCAATGCCTTGTTTGTCCTGCCATTTACGAGTCTGCAAACGGCCTTCTATGTAAACCTTTGCGCCTTTCTTCAAATACTCACCGGCAATTTCTGCCAGCCGCCGAAACAACACAACACGGTGCCACTCTGTTTTTTCCTGTGCTGCACCGGTTGCCTTGTCTTTCCATGATTCGGACGTGGCAAGCGTTAATGTTGCCACTGCCTCACCATTGGGCATGTACCGCATTTCCGGGTCTTTTCCCAAATTGCCAATAATCATGACTTTGTTTAATGTGCCTTTTGCCATAACTACCTCGTCAGTTAATGATATTTTTAAACCCGATTACCGCTGCTACCCATAAAATTTAGCCCCTCGGCGTTTCGTCGTGCAGCGGCTGTCTACCAACGTCAAACACGGGCCACAGAGTGCGCTTTTTCCAGATATCAGCATCCATCACCGCATAACGCTTGTTGGTATTTCCTTCGATGTCTACCTCGCGTATGCCAGAGGCATTTATAACGTCACACCGCCATAATAAAACTCGCTGGATGGCGAAGCCGCCGTTATACCCGTTATATTGCAGTACTTCGATGCGTGGAATAGGTAATGTGTCGTTCGCCATGTGCCGCCTCGCTTAAACGGTTATTGTTGATGAGTGATTGAGCGCATATGAACAAGGCCCGTTGTGAAGGATGCAGTTATATATTTCCATGCACGCATCCACATCCGCCAGCGCATTGTGTGCGTTCTCCAACTCCTTACCAGTGAAAAACTTGTAGGCCTCTGACAATTTCGGCATCTTGAAACCGTATTTGTTTTTTGGTGTCATCTGCATGATGGGTTTTGACAAAATACCAGTGCATTGATATTCGCCATCTTTCCATGCGTCACTGATAGACTCATCGCAATACCGCTTTGTTGCGATCCGGATAATCCGGTTATCAAAAGTGGTGTTATGTGCAATGCGCAACCGGCCATCCCACATATTTAAAAACAGTTCCAGGGCTTGTTTTTCCGAGCAGCCAACGTTCATGGCATGATCAGTCGTGATGCCATGAATATCCGTGGTTTCCTGCGGTATCGTCCAGCCCTCCGGTTTTATAATTAAATCAAGGGTCTGTTTGATTTCCAGAGACTCCATATCAACCAAGTGCGCCGCAATCTGTACAATATGCGGCTGATTCTCTGCCTCTGATGGACTTTTCCAATCTGGAAGACCGGTTGTTTCGGTGTCGAAAAATATTACTTCGTTTTGTTTTGTGCTCATGTGTGTATGAATCCTTTAGTTAGTTAAGTTATTTGTATTAAGTGCGCTGACTGATGCCGGATTTTTTAACAACCTTAATACCGGGAATATTTAGCTGTTCCTTCAGCGCCTTGGCTTGTTTGTTTAACAGTGTCATATTCACGTCCAGGTAAATTTCTGGCACTTGCCCGGCGGCAACGGCCTTAATTAATGCCATTTTGTCGGTCAGTTCGGCGACATAGGTAAACGTTTGTGTCATACCGGTAACTTTCTGCACTTGCGCAGCAACAATGGGCGTAGGCACAAACAGGGCTTGCTCATGCAGTGCTTGTGTTTCTTCTTGCGCGTTGCGTAGCGCCTCGTCTGATTTGGCTTTTTCTTCCTGAGCTTGTTTTTGCAATGCAGCAGCAGCAGCAGCGTTGCCCGCGTCTTGTGCTTTCTTGGCCTCGGCCTGTATACGCGCTTGTTCTTCACGCGCCTTGCGTGCTTGTGCCGCCGCTTCATCCGCAATACGTTTGGCTTCCGCTTCTAATCGTTGACGCTCAACACGCGCCAATCGTTCAGCCTCAGCTTGCGCGGCAAGGCGCTTTTGTTCCTGTGCTGTCATGTATCCATCAATCGATCCTTTGAGTTGCTGCTCAGCCAGCGCCAATCTATCCCGTGCTGGCCGGAAGAAAGCGATCCATTTTGTTTTGAGATCATTCAGCGGTTTTGTAAAATCCTTTTCTTTGGCCTCCAGCTCTTTTGCAAAGTTCTTGATCAACTTCAGTTCGTCGACCGCCGCTTCCAGCATGTCCTGAGAGTCGATCTCATACGACTGCGCGATCACATACAGGCGTTCACTTTTCGGGCCGTAATCCATCATTGAATTTTCAAAATTCAGGTTAACGGTTTTTTCAGGTATCGGTATTAATTCAGCAGCCATGTTTTGTTCTCCAGTTGTGTAATTGTAAACAAGCCAAGAAGGTCGAGAAGTCGGAACGGTCTTTGTATTCCTCAAGGCGATAAGTGCCGTCTGGTTTTAGTTGCAGGCCAAAACGGTGTGTTAATGGAACGGCCAATGTTTCGTTTGCAGCGGCAAGATAAGCTGCCGTTTGTACGCCAACAGCTGGCGATAGCACAGCAGTGGTTTTCAGATCGATCACGCAGCTGTGCCCATTGAGCATGCCGGTGCGATCATTGGTGCCGCAATACTGATAAGCCTGGTGGTAAACAATTCGCTCCAATGATTCGATCTTGAAATGGGTATCGGCCAAGAATTTAATCCATGCATCGAGATAGGGTTGTGCCGCAGGATCAACGCTGGCTTTGTCCAACGTGCCCAGGTCATACAGTTCGCATGCTTTATGTACTGCAACACCAAGACCCCGCTTATATTCCAAAACGTGTGGCGGTATGTTGTCGAAGTTGGTCAGCGGCTTGATCGCCGTGGTCACTCCTGGAATGATTCGACTGCCCACAGTATAGGTATGCGTCGCTTCATCCAAAACCGGCCAATCTAAATTCAATGCTTCCATAATTAGCCTCGGATAAATTTCAAAATGTCGTTGATTTTTGCGGCTGGTAATTGATCCAGCGATGCGACACCAAACTGCGCAGAGATATCCGCCTCCGTTTTTTGTCCGCCGACAAGCTGGGCTTTGATCACTTTCAGCATACTTTGATTTACTGGATTGTTATTTGCGGCTGGCGGCTGCGATTGTGCAACAACCTCACCTTGCACGACTTTTGGTTGCTCGGGTTGTTGCTGTGCTGGCGGTTGCGACACAGGCTGGTTAGTTGGCGGGATCGGCTGTTGAGTCACCGCCGCTTGCGGCATAGCAACCGGCGCTTTTGTTGGCGCATCACCCGGTAAATCAAAACCCTCTGAATCATTCAGATAGTGTATTGCCGCGTCCAATTTTTTGGATTTTGGCCAGAATTTTGAGCCGACCTTGATTAACGTCTTGAGTCGCATCGCCTCTGGCCACGCCGTCCAAATATTTTTTGTTTTGGCTACGTTGCAAACACGAGAAAAATAGGCCTCAGTTTGTACGTCAACGATGTAATCACCGCCAGCTAATTTAGCAACCGAGTACCCGCCGATAATATTTCCGCGACCTGTAGAAAATGGATTGTATTTGTGAAATGGCAGCGAATTGATGCCCGTCATCTCGAACTGATCGTTTTCATAAACCAATTCGGCTTTCGCCCATATGATGTTGCCGGTGTCGGTCGCGAGCTTAATCAGCCCGATGTAACTGATGTCCAGACATGCGTTTTTATCACGCGGTACCAAATACGCCAGCTTTTCGGCTGGATTCAGCGATAGGCCAATTGATGCCACATTGATCACCGCATTGAGCAACGACTGTGGATTCTGGTTCGCAGCCTCCATTAAGTAAGAACTTTTCGCGACAGATTGCATCGCAAACAAAGCTTCTTTCTGGTAATTCAGAAAATTACCCTCGGCTACCGCAATTTCAGTAAATTTCGCCTCAGCATCCGCTATGGCTATTTGCCAAGGCGCTGGTTGTGCGGTCATGGTTTGTGTGTTATTGCTCATGTTTTATTCCTCGCTTATCGCTTCAAATTCGATTGATTTTATTGTTGCGACGGCACCAACCAGCGCCACCGATGCGTGTATGTGTTTTTCTACATCCTCAATCGTCGTGTCGTCCACGACCGGAATACGCCACATTTTTTGGCGCACGTTGCCTATTTCAAACTCAGCGGACAGGTATATGATTGCTGTTTTCACAATGCGGCCTCGACAAAATACGCGGCCATCAGCAGTAGAGTTAAAACCACAGATACCAGCGCATGACGCATGCGGTTAATCACGCTGTACCGTCCGTTGTACCCGTACCACACAGACAAGTAACGCCGCTTGGTAATTTTATGCAGTCCATGCGGGCAAGCGGGCATAAGTGATAAGCGCCGCCTGGGTCTTGCGAATAGTCGGCCTGTTCCTGCGCCTCCGTTTCTGGGGTCGGAAGCGGGATCACGATCTGATCGTTGTCTTCGCTAATTTCGATGGGTTGCCAAAAAGCGTGGATGTATTTTTTTCTGAGATGCTTTAACTCTGTTCGCACCGACTCCCAGTTTTTGTAATGCTTGGCTTTATGCAGGTAGGTCGTCAACACCTCATCACCCACCCACAAACCGGCGCGGGGCTGAAACTCATAAAACCAAACCATCAATACGTAACTCATATCAAACCCCTTTTGTCATGTAGTAAAAGCCGACGCCAATAATCACCAGAAGCGTAAGTCGAAAAACATTTACTAACAGACGCATGTAGCGCGACCGACTGGTATTCATGTCGATTATTTTCATACTCGTATCCCTGATATTTCAAAAAACACGTCCGCATCAAAATTTGGCAGGTTACGCAGCATCTCGATGTCTTCATCTGTGGCACTTTTAAAAGATTCTTGAAAACTTTTCTTGTAATCCGATCCTATGGAAAAATATAAAAATCTTGGTTTTTTTGCGTTTTCCCAATCCGCTCTGTTACACGGCATATTAAATACACGTATAACATCGCTTTGCACCGTGTTAAATGAACCAGTTTCGTAGGCGCACGCATTCCATTGTCCTGAATTTCTGTCGCCGGAATTTCTGTCGCCGGAATTGACGTCGCCGGAATTGTTGTCGCCTGAATTTCTGTCGCCGGAATTGTAGTCGCCGGAATTGTAGTCGCCGGAATTGTAGTCGCCGGAATTGTAGTCGCCGGAATTGTAGTCGCCGGAATTGTAGTCGCCGGAATTGTTGTCGCCGGAATTGTAGTCGCCGGAATTGTTGTCGCCGGAATTGTTGTCGCCTGAATTTCTGTTGCCGGAATTGCTGTAGCCGGAATTTCTGCCGCCGGAATTGCTGCCGCCGGAATTGCTGCCGCCGGAATTGTTGTCGCCGGAATTGCTGCCGCCGGAATTGTTGTTGCCGGAATTGTTTTTGCCGGAATTGTTGTTGCCGGAATTGCTGCCGCCGGAATTGTTGTTGCCGGAATTGTTGTTGCCGGAATTGTTTTTGCCGGAATTGTTGCGCTGATCCAGGAGAGCAACAACCTCCTCATCGGTTAATACGCGTATTATTTTTAGACCGGCAGCGACGCCCTTATGCTCTGTAGGCTGCTCTAAAATTATAGTACCCAATGGCTCAACGACTGCGTAACGGTTGTCAGTGACGTCTTTCACAGGATAATATTGCAGCGTTAAAACCAAGTCTTTGCAAAAATGGAATCCTTTTTCACACAATATTGGATCGCCTTCGATCCAATAAGTCTGACCCTCAACATACTGAAAACCACGACATTTAAGCTCCCGGTCGAATGCTTTGTAGTAATGTGCCATTATTCGTTGTCCTCGGAAATATTGTTTTGTTTAAACCGGTAGGCCGCAATATAATGCGCTCATGATTGCAGGCACCGACGTTCAGCGCGCACTAGTACCCGCATTTCGCGCTTGATGACGCTCAACAGCGTGATCGGGTTGGCTATCAATGTTGGCCCGCGTGACGCCAGACCGTCACACACCTGATGACCGTCCAACGTGCGCACATAGATACCGATACATAGATATGTGACTGTTTCGCGTTCACCGGTAATCAGGTTGTCTCTCTCCACTGTCACATACTGGCCGGTTTGCGTGTATTTTGTTTTCATGGTATGTACTCCTGGTTGCTGTGTTATTACTGCTCTGTGTTGTAAACAATAGCCCGGCTATTACATTATGTCAATAGCCTGGCTATTAAATATATATTTGTCAGATCATGTTTTTCCCATTTTTTCTAATCGCTGTGCGATCAGCTCGTCCGCATACTTCCTGATCGCCGGACGATCAACATCAAACACATATACCGTTTGTGGCAGCAGACCTTGCTCAAATTTGTTGGCCCGGTATGTGGCCGTATTCTCCGCCAGCCGTTTAGCCCGAGCCGTTTTAGATTCTTTTTTAACCATGGCGGGCCCCTCGCTCGTGCCGAGCAGCCTGTCTAACGATGATGTCCCCGAGGTTGTCGGTCGACCGGCGCTTATAGCTGGCCATCCCCAGATCGCGGCGTTGCTGATACCGCACATACAGCCTGATTACGATTACCTCAATGGCCAAAAACACCAGGAGGCCCAGGATTACGATGGTTGTGTTGCTCATGATTGCACCTCAATCAAGGCATGAGCAAAATTAATGATATTGGCCCATCCACCATCATAATCGGCAAAATCCCCAACGTTAGCATCAATGTAGATCGAGTAACCACCGTTGCGTACCTCGTCCCACGTGGGAGCTAGCGCGGCTGCATCAGCATCGTTACCATCCCAATCTAGGGGGGACTGGCCGCGATCAATCTGGTTGTAATCACTGGCCGCTTGCGCCATATCATCGTAGCGGTGCGCATAACCGGCGGTTTGCAGGGTTAAGCCGCCGCCGTTATCAAATATTAATGTAATCATGTTATTTACTCCTGGTTTTGATGGTTGTGTTGCTTATAATGTCCCCGCCTTGAAACGCGCGAGCTGGGAATCTATCTCGGTCACGAATATCTTGCCGCTCCATTGTTTACGGGCCTGCCGACGCGCAGCCGTAGCACTGGTGGCCACGACAACCATTAAATGAGCGCCTTGACGGTTAGTGATGCTGTATCGTGATTTGATCATGTTATTTACTCCTGGTTGGTTTGTTTGGTGTATGTATCTATTATAGACCTATAACATGTTATAGCAAGCAAAATAACATGTTATTTCAAACTTGCCGACAAACGGTAGGTTTTAACGAATTTGCCCTATAACATGTTATTTTTCGGCTGATACCAACGCCAGGGGCCAGCACAGATAACGCCCTACAGCGTGCCCTGCGAAGCCACTTTTTTTTGACGACAAATATGTATCAGTGGCACGCCTATTGATTTACGAAATAGCTGTGCTAGTATTATCAAATGACACTAAATGACTACCTGAAATCACAAAATTTGACCCAAAAAGCATTTGCCGCCGTACTAAACGCCGACTCTGCCGCCCATGGGATCAATAAAACCGCAACACAAGGAGCCATTTGGCAATGGCTGCAATCAAAAATCCCCGCCGAGCGACTACCACAGCTTGAGCGTATCTCTGGTGGGAAATTAAAAGCCGAATTTTTGCGGCCTGATTTGTTTCCCATTTTACCAATAGAGCAATTAACACCTAAAAAATAGGCATTTTCACGTTTTAAAGGAGACCGCATGAGCAACACCACCATACGTCGCATGGATAATTCTGACTTTCATAACGAGGAAGAAATAGAGCGGCATTATCAGATTGTCGAGGATGAAGCTCGCACATTACATGATCGACGCTTGGCGCTGAAAACGATCAGTGAGTTGGTGAAGCGGAGATCTGTGTGTGTGGTTTGTAAGATGGAACAAGAGATGGGATTACGCTGATGTACGGGAAAATATTCGATTCGATTTATGACGGAACCCTCGCTGAAGACTGGAGGGCACTGATCACCTTTCAGCAGATGATCGTTTTATGTGATGCCGATGGAATGATTGATATGACCCCGCACGCCATATCTCGCCGAACTGGAATACCTATCGAACACATTGAGGCCGGTATAAAAATTTTAGAAAATCCAGACCCATACAGCAGAACCGATGCCGATGAGGGGCGGAGAATCATGCGTATTGATTCACATAGGCCGTGGGGGTGGCATATCGTAAACCATACTAAATACAAGAACTTGCAGGATTCCGACATGATTAGAGCGCAGACCAGGGAGCGTGTTAGGAGACATAGGGAAGCGAACAAAAACGATGTAACGGACGGTAACGAATGTAACGGTGATGTAACGGACGGTAACGCAAAGAAACGGCATACAGATACAGATACAGATACAGATACAGATACAGATACAGATACAAACACAGAAGAAAAGATCAAGATCAAACCCATACGGGAGAAACCCGAAAAAACAAACCCACAAGAAAACACACATTTGCCGGATTGGGTTGACATGGCGGCATGGAGTGATTTTGTCACGTACCGGAAAGAACTGAAAAAGCCGCTCAAGAACATGGGCGTTACCCGGTGTCTGTCATTGCTGGAAAAATATAAACCTCAGCAGCGGGAAATTATCGACCGAAGCATCCAGGCCGGATGGACAGGTTTGTTTGAACCAAAACAAAAACAAAAAGTCGTTGATCAATTCGCAGGTTGCATATGACCCCGAAAGAAATTAATTATCTGCTGACGAAAGACGTGGAGGATATTTGCCACGAGTTATTGCCGAACGGAAAACGTGAAAGCGGAAACTGGTGTACTGGATCAATCCACGGTGAAGAAGGTCACAGTTTCAAAGTTTGCCTGAGTGGTGATCGTGCGGGGGTGTGGAAGGATTTTAATTCCGACCAAAAAGGCGGAGACTTGCTTGACCTGTATTCAAAAATAAAAAATGTCAAAATTGTTGACGCGATTAAGTGGGCTAAGTCACGGCTTGGCATCAACGACGTTACATTCACGTCATCATCACGCACATACGTGAAACCGGAAAAGCCAGAATGTCATACACCAAAATCGAATGTGTTGACGTGGTTGATTGAGCAAAGAAAATTATCGTTCGACGTGATCAAACAATACAAAATCGCAGAGCATGCCGATGATGTTATTTTCCCCTCGCAACGTGACGGTGTTTTAATCCGCTGGAAATCGCGCAATATCTACGACAAACACAAATGCCAAACGTCGAAAGACTCGGAGCCTTGCTTGTTTGGCTGGCAAGCGATCCCGGCGAATGATCGCAGTATCGTAATTTGCGAAGGAGAGATTGATGCGATGACGTGGGCACAGTTGGGATATCCGGCGCTGAGCGTTCCAAACGGTGCAGCAGGGTTAACGTGGATTGAGGCCGACTATGACATGCTGGAGCGGTTTGACATCGTATACCTGAGCATGGATATGGACGAGGCCGGACAGAAAGTGATCCCGCAAATTATCGAACGTTTGGGAAGGGAGCGTGTTCGCGTTGTCAGCTTACCCAAGCCGTGGAAAGACATTAACGAAATTTTGCAAACAGGAATTATTGTCCCCGCATGGCAATACATCGCCGAAGCAAAGACGCTCGATCCCGCAGAGCTGAAGCCGTCAAGTTTTTACGCGGACAAGGTGTTTGATATTTTCACCGGCAAAAACAAAGACGAAGTTGGCTACTTCACGCCGTGGACAAAAGTCAAAAACCGGTTTCGCTTTCGGCCCGGCGAAGTAACGATTTTGGCGGGTGAAAATTTTCACGGAAAATCCGAGGGTGTTGGACACATCAGCGTTGACGTTATGAACCAGGGTGGCAGAGTATGTGCCGCTTCTCTTGAATCAAAGCCAGAGCGCTGGATAGCGAACATAACCAGGCAGGCTTCTGCGTTGGCAAAAAACGAGATCACAGAAAACTATTTGCACGAAGTGATCGCGTGGTTCAACGATAAACTTTGGGTGTTCGATGTGGTTGGCACAACCAAAGCCAGTAAAATAATCGAGGTGTTCAGGTATGCCGCACGTCGCTACGCAATAAATTTTTTCGTCATCGACAACCTAGCCAAGTGCGGATTCGCGGAAGACGACTACAACAAACAAAAAGATTTCATTGACGAGCTGACTGATTTTTCAAAACAACACAACTGCCATGTCGTGCTGGTGCATCACCTTAACAAAAGCCAGGATGAGACAACAGCCAGAAACAAAAGCGCCATAAAAGGCACGGGCGCGCTGACAGACATGGCCGACAACGTCGTGATCTGGTGGCGTAATCGACCCAAGGAAAAACAAATCGAAGATCACAAAATCGCCGGGGAAGAAGTGCCCGATGAAATTTTAAAAAAACCTGATGCGATTGCTATCGTTGAAAAGCAACGTAATGGCGAGGGCTCGCCACCAAAAGTCATGCTGTGGTTTGATTCTGCAACACATCAATTCGTGGAGTACAAAAATGCAAAACCAAAATCCTACGTCAGACACCTGGGCGGCGATTCCCAAGAGCGAGCTACTGGAACACATCCAGAAGACCGATCCGATCCTGCATCAGTTCATCCAGGATTTACGGATGACCTTCGGCCCGTTAGCGACAAGACCGAAGCGTTTTGAAAATAAAAAAGGCGAATCAAAGTGAGTTCACTGAAAAATGAAATAATCGCAAACCTAAGTCAGGGCGCGAAAACGATTGAGCAGTTGACTCGGTTAAGCAAACTGACTCGGCATGAGCACCGCGTCGGCTTGGCAATTAGGGAGCTGGTGGATTCCGGCGTGGTGCAAGAACCTTCATGGGAGCCGCATGCCCCCAGAAATTTAATCCACAAATACTTTTTGTCACCGGAAATAAAAAACCCCCAGACTGTTTCCAATCCGGGGGCCAGGAGCAACACAACAAGGAGCCATGAAAGCATAGCGAAAACAGAAACCAATAGCAAGATTATTAATCACACACAGCCAGGAGTATGAAACATGAAAAAGTTACAATTTGAACCCACTGAGGCATTCGTAAAAAACATCAATCTGCGGCGTGAAAAGCACGGCGAAGAAAACAAAATTGCTGTTGACATCAATGTCCGCGCAATTGTGCGGCCAGCTATTTTAGATTCGTTGGTGTACGGGCTGGATAAATCATTCGAGTCAATCCTGTTTTCTGGAAGTGAACAGCAAAAAACATCCGGCCTCAATACAATCAATTTCGACACCCAGTTTTCCAGCTATATCGTCAGTTTTAATTACTCAATGCTGGACGATGGCGAGGCGTTGCGTTTTACAAATGTGAAAATCGGTAAATTCAGCGCGACACCACAAAACGGCGGACTGGTTGAATTGTGTTTTCAGATACAACTCAACCCCGCCAGTGACGAACTGGAATGGCTAGTTGACGGCTATGAGCACCAGATTTGGATGGTCGAATGTATCGGGCCTATGCAGCAAGATTTACTGGACGACAACCCGGCTATCGACATGAGCATGGGCGATGATGACAGCCAAGAAGACGACGAGGCGGCATGATCCCATTTCCCGACAAGAAGTTTTCGGTGATTTATGCGGATTGTCCATGGACATACTCGGATAAAGCCAACGCAGGGAAGCGTGGCGCTTGTCACAAGTACAACGTGATGAGTATGCAAGACATTTGCGCGCTGCCTGTCGCGGATATTGCCGCCGAGGATTGCGCGTTGTTTTTGT